TAAAGTTAACAATCATGCTTTTTACAATAGACCAAAGGGCTAATTTAATTGCTGCTATTGTTATTGCATGAGCTATCCCATATTTTATAGCAGCTTTAAATGCAGCCATAACCGGACCAGTCCCACTTCCCCAGGTAACTACAATTACAACTACAATTATAATAATCATAATTAGAGCTAACCAAAAACTCATACCTTCATGCACAATAACTTCATAATGAGCTATATAAACAGTCGCATGGGCCCCTTTCATGAATAATTTAGTAACTTCTCTATGAGATAGATCTTTAATAAAGGTATGAATAAAAGGAACCATTAAATCGTACTTGTTTCCAAGATTAAATTTAACCATTCTAAAATGCCCACTATCCCCATCAACAACTTTTAAGACAGCAATTGGAGCAGTCATTGTGTATGCGTCTAATCCTGAAGGTTTGCAGCAATAATAAGTCATTGATTGCCCTACAGTTGTCTCTTCTGAAGCTGCTTCAACTAGTCGTAATACACCTGAACCGTTATTTTCATATATTAAATCAGGAGTTAAATAAATTAAATCACTGGTAGAACCATCGGCTTCTTGTAAAACAGGACTGGGGTTGTTATAAACCAGACGTTCAGTTACTTGTAACCAATTAGTAGCTTCTCCTGTAGTAATACCTGGGTTAGGTACACCACTACCATCTAGAAAGTCCTGTACCTCATCTAAATCGTCTGCTTTGTACCCTACGTTGTAAGTTCCTTTTCCAGAAGAAACGTAATAGTTGTATACTAAAATGTCATCAGCATCGAATTTAGACATATCAGAATAATAAATACCATTCTCAACACTCCCACTATCTGCATCAATATCAACTAATGAAGTATGTTCATAGGTAATATACGACCATTGAAATACATATTTTTGGTCCTCTGTTTCAGTAATTATATTATTAACTGGTTTGTCATCTCCTGGTGCAGCATTGTTGTAATCACCTTGTGTAGATCCCTGAGCAGGATATAAATTTTCACATAATTGATATAAATAGGACATTCCTGTTTGAGAGGTATCCCACATTCTCACACCAAAAGTAACGTAAATATTATCTATATCTCCTGGGTTCGACCCAGGTTCACTCATAATTCTATCTAAAAGTCCTTCAGCGTCAATATGGACTATTTCACATAATTCTTCGATTTGAGCGGCTTTAGTTGCTCCAAAAGTACTGTAATCAGAATTACTGATTCTTAATGGAATAGCATTCATTGCTTGGAGTGAACTACCATCTATGTCAATAGGGTTCTCTACTGTATCTAAATCTGAGTAAGTTCCTTCACCTACTTCATACACAAAAAGATACTGTCTAGACGGGGCACTATCTCTGTAATAAAATGAAATATAGTATAATCCTAATGGTTTGGAAGGTATGGTATACGGGAGGGTTCTGACTATATCTACATCATTATATACTTGAACTGTATAGTTATCTGGGACTGCATTATAAACAATATTAGTAAAATCTACCTGCCATCGTTCGTCAGCAGCTACTGCATCTGAAGTAGCTGTTTCACTAGTTATATCAATATCAAAGTGATTAAGAGACGGAGTTACTGTAACCGTATCTGCAGCAGGAGTAATAGGACTAGTACTCGTTGTCGAGTAATCTACCCCCATTGTATTGGTTCCTACGTTGTATTCTTTGTTTTCTTGAAGCCAATACTTAACCCAATTATTATCAGATAATGCTGTTATTGATGATTGTTCAGGAGTACATGGAACACCATTAAGGGTAGCTAATGCGGCTGTTAATTCATCATAATCTACGATTAAGATATAGGATTCTAGCGAGGGGAATCCTTCAAAATAATCCCCATCTTCGATATGCTGCATAAATTTACGGATGTCGCCTTTAAGCTCCGCAAATGAAAGAGCAAATATGAGGTCACTAATAAGACTGGTATTATTTCTAACGCTATTTACTACTGTATCTACGAGGGTTATATTTAGATCTTTGTTAGTAAATAAAGGAAAGTTATGAACTTCGTAGTATTCAATAATTTGGGTGCTTCCACCATCCCAACCTAGAAGCACCATAATAAGTTGTACAATAACTTCTACTACTTGTACAACTGCTTCAACTATAAATACGACAACACTAATAATAGCTGAGAAAATACTGCCAATGAAGCTCATTGAACGCCCCTATCCAGTAGGCTCAGCGTTGGCTATATGGTCATTAATATTATCTGTACCACTTTCATTAATAGCCGTTACGCCTGTAGCTGCTACTCCTGCTGTAGAAATATTGATGCTCCAGGCATCAAGAAGAGTTTTGAGGTATTTCTGATCCGCATTCCATTTAAAACCTTTAGCCTGTTCAGCAGATAAAGCAGCTGTTCTTCCCATAATACTAGTAGTACTTGGAGCTACCTTAGTAGATTTATCAGTTTGTGCAAATTCAGTAATTTCTTTTTGAAATAACAAAGCTTCTTCAGCATTGCCTTTTTGCATGCCTATTGTGTAAGCTACAGCCTGTTGTACAGTAGCCTGTATTGCTGTTAAATACACTGTCGCATAATCACTGCCAGTAATTCGACCTAAATTAAACTGAGCAGCCATATGCGCATTAACAGTTTCCATCATATCGTCAAATACGCCGGTACCTGTTACTACGTTATCAGCGCTTGTAGCAACACCAGCAGTTAAATTAGCAATAGTAATAGCCATTAGTTAGTAGCTCCTACACTAAAACCTGCAAGTTTATTAGTTGCGGCAACTTGTTTTAATTCCTCTGGAGTAAGTGGGTCTAAAATTCGTACATTAAATTTCTTAGTTAAATATGGTTCCAAAACTTTTTCACCATTAGCTCTAGTTACAGTTTTAAATTTTTGCATCTGACCATTTTCAATCTGATTAAGAATAATTTGTGGAACATGCCACCCTTCTTCATTATTAAAAGGAACAAACTTTTTAACCATTCGTCCATTATTAAGTCCTGAAGCGCCTACACTAAAAATAAGTCCTGGGTAATTAACCATAGTAGGATCATTAGGAGTAACTACTACACGAGTAAGTTTCATAGCTAGTTTTTCTGGAGTTTGCATAGCTGCTAAATGTTTTGCTTTTGCAGCTTTAGCTGCTTCACTAGGACCAGTAAGATCAGATTTTTTAGGATCTTCTTTATACTCTTTAGTTCTAACGTCAGCTAGAGTAGAAGCAAGCTTCTTTGTTCCAGTTTTATGATGTACCGTAACTCCATTATCTGTTAACTCTTGTCGAATTTCTTCGTCTGTCATTGAGTTAATGGGAACTGCTGATGTAATGTCTTCCATACTTCCTCCTGTTTATTAGTTTCTATTTCTGTACATTTCTCTGTACTTTTCAAGTTGTCCTTTGCTCATTCCTTTACCTTTTTCCTTTAAAAGCTTGTCTTTAACTCTTTGAGGTAATTTATCCCATGCGCTACGCCCACTACGATTACCTGTACTACTAAGTGGATGCCCAGATAATGATTTAGCTTTAGGTGCAGCTTTACTTGCTTTCTGCCCAGATTTTGGTTTACCTGTTTTAGGATCTAGTGCAGTTGTTTTTCTTGGACCAGTATCTTGAAATAATTCGGGTTTTTGCTTAAGAGCTTTTTGAAATCCCTCTTTCCCACCCCCTAATTTTTTAATTAATGCTTGAGCTCCTTTAAGTGGTATCCACATAATTATTCCCCTTTAAAACGGAAGATTTGGATCATCTAACTTTCTGTGTGCTGCTAAAGCAGCTTTCCTTTTCTTTGACATAGGTGGTTTTTTACCTATAAGTGCTTTCTTACTTGGTATACGTTGTCCTGGGTTCTTGTAAGCAAATTGTTCTGCAGCTAGGTCGTGTTCCCAGTCCTTATGTTTTTTCTGCTTATTTCGATTTACTCTAGTTTTTTTACTAGCTTTTTTCTTAGTATAACTTCGACTTTTCTTCTTTATTGCTTTCTTACCTTTTTTAAGTAATCTAGCAGCCATGATTACTCTCCTTTAAAATGGTATGTCATTTTTCTTTCCATATTTTTTGAAATATGCTTCGTCATCTTTTCTATCTGCTTTTCTTTGTTTTTGATAAAAGGTAGCTTTTGCCTTCGCTTTGGATCTCTTTTTCTTTGACTGCGTTGAGGGCTTTGTAGGATTAGGAAGACCTGCGAATTGACGGTCTTCTGCTTTCATATCTTCTACTAGGTTTTTTCTCTTATTTCTTGCTATTCTAGTTTTCTTATTAGGTTTTTTCTTGGTGTAGCTTCTACTTTTACCTTTTACTAATTTAGCAGCTTTACCTATTAATCCACCAGCCATGACATTCTCCTATTAAAAAGTCTCCCCCTCCCGCTACTCTGCGAGCAGCGGTCGGAGGGACAGTTAAGCAATATTATTATACTGCTACTAGAGCAGTCCAAATAATACCTAAACGCTCTGGACGAAGTGCCATAAAACCGTAATACCATTTGATGGAGTAGAATCCTACCTCACCATATGGATCATCCAAAGAAGCAATTTCTTTACCAGGCTTCTTATGATTAACGGTAAATTTAACACTCTTTCCATCAGTCTGAAAACCGATAGTAGTAAATGCGCCGTCTCCAACAACTAGCATTGGATAAATATCACACCCATTTTTACCAGTACCGTCATCGTCTGCTCCAGATCCGCCTAAACGGTCATACTGCATTTCTGGAACTACAACGATACGAAATTGATCAACAGAACCAATTTCACCATGCATAATAGTGCCAGCATCAGCGTATTTTTCTACACCAACAAAGCCGGAACCTACAGCAGAACTAGGATCAATTCCCGTCATTTTACGTACTACAGGAATTAAGTCAGTTCCTATAAACATGACTCGACCACCATTAATGGTTTTAGTATCAATCATACGAGAACCACTAATAATCTTTGTTTGCTTAGGACATTTAGCATCATCCAAAGCAATAGAAAGATTCATCATAGCTGCGTAATCGACAACCTCATCAACTTCTAAAGGACTACCAACTTCAGCCCCTCCAGCACCAGACATATGAAAACAGGTACCATTAGCAGTTGCATTAGTAATCAAATCATTCTGAAGCTCAGCTTCAGTCAATTCATTAGCACCTACAAGAGCTTCCTCAACAATATGGGACAACAAATCTGCATCAGAATCGAAGTCCATTGATTCTTGAGTATACTCAGTAAAAAAACCACGTTTAAGAAGTTCACCTTCAACTTGAGTACGCGTGAAACCTACTCGGTTAACACGACCACCGTTCTCACGGAGAGTTGGAATCTTCTTTTTAATGGCACCAATATCTTTATATGAACCATAAAAATTTTGGTCATTTCGTGCAGCATCGCCATTAGCACCTGCTCCAGCTATAGCAGCAGCTTCATCTGCATAAGCAGCTCCTTGTAAAACACCTGCTTCATTCCAGCCAGACCAGGTATCTGGTGTAGCTTGGAGGTACAATCCATCTTCATCTAGTCCCTGAGTACCTGTATTTGCTACATCAATCAAAGGAACGTAGACATCCTGTTTAATCTTCTTACCCATATGCTTAGGCATCGCTCGTACATCAGCCAAAGGCATGAAGTACTGATGATCCCGGACAGCAATAAGGGCTTTCTTAAAATAATAATCCATCACCGCTTGGGAACCTATAGTGGAAGGTGTTCCAGTAGGGGTTCCCTGTACGGGGGTATTATATAAAGTTTCGCCAGCCATTTTATTGTCCTAGTTAAATAGTGATTTAATTACCGGACAGCATACTTCTTCATAAAGGCTTCATCTGATAGACCTAAAAAGTCTTCATCAGGTGCAGCTTTTTTTGTAGTAGTCTGCTTGACCGGTGCTACTGCTTTTCGTTTTTTATTACGATCAGCATCAGCTTTTTCGTCAGTTTTACTTGATACTTTGGGTGTTCCTTTATTATCACCACCTTGCGTATTTATAAGAGCACCATGTTCAAACATCTGATCCATGATAGCTTTATACGCATCTACATCGGCAATACCAGCTAATTTACCTAATGCTTTATCCCGTTGTAATACTGAGTTAATTTGTTCAAATACACCATTACCCATATGAGTGTTAACAACACTAATAATTTCAGGGTAATCTGAAATAATTGATTTACTTTTAGTATCCCACTCTTTAGTTAAAACATTAATGGTTTTGGTAAAAGTATCAGTATCTTTTATTTCATCAAGTATTTGATCTAAATTATACTCCTTATCAGTAACAGAATAGTCTGTTGGTTGATAATCTGAAGGTACATCCTTATCGATATCTAAAGGGTCTATATCACTTTCTTGAACAAGCTTAGCAATAGCAGCAGGATCATTCTTGGATAAATCAATTAGATTATTCAATTTTACTTCGTTAAGAAGCTCATTTTTCTCTAACATCTTAATTATCTTCAGATTGGGCTTTAATTTTCCCATTTTCTTCTGATAATTAGCACCCATCTGCATTAGACGGATAATATCCTCAGGGTTCTTAACCTGCATATCAATGCCATTGGCCTTGAAAGGTTCAGATATCTTTTTATAAGCACTTTCGTAATCAAACTCTGTAGTTTCCAGGCTATCGCCTTCTGTATCAGTCGAGTCTATCTTACTAGTATCAAGAGATTCTGTCGTACCACTATCAGAGAAAGGTTCAGGCTCCGTCTGGGTATCCCCTTCAGGTTGGCTTACTTCTTCCTTAACAGTTTCGTCTTCAGTTTGCTCCTGTGCTTCACTTACCTCCTCTTCGGAGGTAGCAACCTTATCCTCATCAGTTTGATCTGATGATTCAATTTCTTGTTCAGCTGGCTTTTCGTCTGTTTCAGCTAAA